GCATCGTGGATGAGCTTTTGGTTTTTTGTTAGTCCGTGCATAATTATATTTTTAAAGTGATCCAATATATAAGGCAGCCATAAAGATAAGGCCGCCCAATATAAACAGGAATATATTCTTTACTGCTTTCATTATCCTAATATTCCAAATGTAGCATTTTCAAAAGAACCAGATACCAAGGCAAAGATAGCCCAAACGATACCGGACGCTGCTAATACTGTTAAACTGAAAGCTACTAATTTAAGTGTAAAATTTAAAAGTGTCATAATTATATTAATTTTGTTTTTGTATACTACAAATATACAACTTTTTTGCTGTTATCAAAACTTTACACACAATTTATAATATGTCTAAATAACTAACTTTTTTGGGCCTGGACATATTCGCGCATAATTGTATGCGCTTTAGATATGGCGTCAATTTTTTGATCCATATTAAGCATATAAAATCTAAACGGGCTGTAATTTTCTTTTACTACTTTTTTAAGTACGTGCTGGTAATTTAGCACCCGTAATGATTCGCCCCGCTCAAATGTGCAATTTTCTTTGCACTGACTGCAGCGCTCGAGTAGCTCATTATTTAAGTACGGAACCGCCCCGCAGCAATTACTAATTAATTCCATAATATATTAATTTAAAATTGTAAACCCTGTTAAATCTTTGCGCGCCGCGCCTTTCGCCTTAAGGCCTAATATAACCCCGTTATATTTTAGCATTTGCAAGTCACTTTTATCGCCGTCTACAACCTCAGTAGACCACCACCGTTTTGGTAGCTCATTAAATACTGCAGCTACATTTATACCGTGCTTTATTGCTAGCTCAGTTTTTACGGCGTTATCTTCCGCCCGTGAAAATGTCACTGTGTAATTTGGATGGCCTTTGTACCTTATTGCTTTTTGTATATTTTTGGTATAGTCATAAAATACAGCGTGCGGTTGTAGTGTTTCAATATCTAAGAAACCGTATTTTTTAAGCATATATATAAAATCAACATCGGACGTACCATTAAGCCTAAATGCAACCCGATACCCGCCCCGCTTAGCTTTTGCAGTCTCTTGCATTATTTCTGTTGCAAGCTTATTTAAAAACGCTAATTTGTTTTTTATAAACAATTCTGTTTTATTTACGCGCGCTTTTATTACATTTGAAAATGCACCGCGCCCCGCGCTAACTAAACAGGCCGCCGCGCATCCCTTAGACGCGTGCGGGCATAAATTACGGCCCTGACTATTCTGGTTATATGGCATCAAGTAAAGTATAAACGTTTTTATTTCATTTTTTGCTGTTTTAGCGTTTGTGCTGCCTGGTGAAAGTAATTTTTTTGGCATATCAGGTACGGCGGTTGCAACCGCGTCCCAAACGTTTGTATTGAAATTGCTCATAATTATATTTTTTGTACTTTATTATAAATATTTAAACCAGCAGCAAAACCAAAAATTTTGCCTGTATATAATTGTATGGATCCGCCGCCCATATATATGGATGGTTTTGACCTTAAGCGGGTGCGGTTACTTTTGGGGTGTATGTAGAATTGAATTTCCATTTTATTTGTTTTTTAATTGCTTACAAACATAAGGCGTCCTTTGTAGCTTAATCTTAACTCAATGTTAAGAAACGCGCGCCCAATGTTAAGAAATTGTAAACAGAAATGCCCTACACCAATGTAGGAAATGTCCTACAGAGGCGTAAGGCAAACCCTACTGCGTTTAACGATAGACCTACTGCGTTTAAGAACCTACTGCGTTTAAGAACCTACTGCGTTTAAGAATTATTTTTTTTTCTCAAGCACTTAAGAAAATTTTTTCAAATATACATCGCATCGTAATCGTGAATCGATTCCCAATATTTTACTGAGTTCTTATAACTTCCTGTTGATCCTGTTGCAACTTCATCACGTGAAGGAATATAATTACCGTACGCATCCTTGTGGCTTTGCTTGGGTAGCATACAAGCTCCAGAGCTTAGTAGCTCCACCGCTTGCCTTCCCATCGAACCTTCTAGGTGCCATACTGATCCGTTATCTATTAGGCGTTGAATATTATCAAGGCCATTCTGCTTTTGCAGTTTTCTAATTTTCTGATAGTTCATTATCCATTAATTTATTTAGTTCGTGTATCTGTTTTTCTATTAGCTTCTTTGAGCTATCTTTTGGACTTATGCAGGAATTTATATCTCTAAACAAATCCCTGCAGTCCTCTACCAATTTAAGCGTCTCATCATCCATATTATTCGATTAAAGACTTCCTACCACGCTTGCCTTTGTAATCGCTAGCAAGCTCCTTCTTAAATTTCACGTACTTGTTTAGTTCGTGAGCCTCTTCTTGTTCTATGGCCTGCTTGGCCATTCTATATAGAGACGGAATGTCTTCTAATAACGATCTTGCGTCAAACTCTATATATGCAGAATCCTCAGGATCGAATCCTATTGATTGTATATGTACAACTCCTGGAGAGGTGTACAATTCTGTCGTCTTTAATATAAATAGTTCTTTACTCATCTTATAAGAATTTAATAGTTTTACCGTTTACTTTTGCTTCTATGAGCGTATTTAAATTAATCATCTTAAATGATTGCTTCTGCATATCATATACGACCATTAATCCTCTTGATGCCGGATCAAAGGACATACCTTTGCCCGTCACACCTTTTTTAACTGCTCTTCTGCAGTTAATAGTTCTAATAGTACCATCCTTCTTTTCGAATGTAGCACTGAAGATTTTACCACCTTTAGTGGCTTCCTTTAGTTTATCCACCTTTGTTTGTGGTGCTGTTAATATCCAAGTCATTATATAGTGATTTTAAATGTTATACCATCTTTTGTTATATTAGGGGATTCTGTGGCGAGCTTTGCTAGCTCTGCGGTTGTCTTAGCATCTTGTGGGCTGAATCCCTTAGCCTCAAGAATTTGCTTTAGTGTCGGTTTTTTAGACATATCTTTTGTTTTAAGATTATGGTACAAACATACAAAGCCCTGGAGAATCTAATGTTAAGCTAACGTTAAGAAATGGCAGGTGGCAAGTTTGTCAAGTTTGGCAAAACCCTACTGCGTTTAAGAGTAACCCTACTGCGTTTAACGATAAATCCCCGAAGTGAAAAGTCTCTATAGCACACGAAGACCAACCAAACCGAGGATTATCTACAAGAATAATAAAAATGAAAAAAATAATACTTGTCTCTCGACAGAACAAATATACAAAAATATTTTAAACTACCTAATAGTATAAGAACCTTTTGTGCGATTTACTAAAACATATTGAGCTGCATACCTGATAGCATCAATACAGTGGTTCCATTTATCTACAGGCTTTGTCTGACCCTTAGTGGCCCATACGTAATTATTAAGCTCTTTAATCAGCTCTGTGGAGTCAGGATCAACTATTAAGTCATAATCCTGGAGTAGTGCTATTCCCGACAAGATAGACCCACTGCGTTTAACGGTCGGGGTAATGTTACATCCCTTCAGCTTAATCTCCTTAATCAGTCGTGGTTCTGCAGAGTCCGACACTATGAGGTGCGGACCTGCATAACGAATATTAAAGTCTGCTATTTGTGTAGTAGACATCCCTGTCCTGGCATACATTACCTTAAGGAATATCCGCTTGTTGCCTTTGTCGATGGCCAGCTTCACAAGTGTAGTGGGGTCAACAGAGAAACCGAAATCCTGTCCGAAGATAGTCTCATAGTTATCGTTAAACTCTCCTACTCTCCAATTGGTAAATATAACACCCTCTTGCTTTTCCATCCATCCACCAAGTATCTGGTGTGTGTACTTCTCAGGTCTACGTCTTCTAATCTCTGCTATCTGATTCAGGAACGACTGCGACAGGTTATCAGTGTTATCTAAGTATGTCGTATGTATATATGTAATCCCTGACTTAATACCGTTGAAGCCCTCGGGAATGTCTCTGTTGGCGTAGAAACGCCCCCAGATCCAGTGTTCTTTAGTGGTTGGGTTAAGTATCAGTATAACTCTATTGGGCTTAGTCTTGACTCTAACAGACTGATCAATCTTATCGAATGTGTCCTCGTCTATCAGCTCTTCGGCTTCATCCAGGACAAAGGTGGTTATTGCGTTTAACGATTTGAGTGATGCTGTCTGATTCCCTGAGGCGGTGCGTATCCCCTTGAACATAATCGATGAGCCTGTCTTTACGTTTGTTATCTCGTCCTTCGTTATGCGAAAGTCCTCGACAACTCCCATAAGCTCCAGCTTCTCAATGAACTCAGGAATAATCGATGAAGATGCAGATACCATCGTGTACCGTGTAAATAGTACCTTGTGTCCTTTCTCGTAAGTTAGGAGCAACAGGAACACGTTAACAGCAAAAGACTTACCGGACCCTCGACCACCTGTGGTGATAAAGTATCTGGAGTCATTACCAAACGATTTATACTTCGGGTTCAGATTCGGTACCTTCATCTTCAGGTGTAATGTCGATTATGTCTTCTATCTCTTTTGGCTTCTCTGAGCCTGTAAAGATGTTTACGATGGAGAAGTCTATGTCCTTTGCTTGGGACAGCGCATCAGGATTATCCATTGCTTTACCGTATACGTACTCAATAACCATCTTACGGTCGTACTGCGAGTCTTGTGCCTTTTCCGCAACCATCTTCCAGAAGTTAGCCTCAGACCCATAAACCTCTTCTATCGCATTGGTAGCAAGTATCTTTGACCTGTTCTTCTTAGCCTTGTTTATATTGGCTGGAGTAGCCATAGTCTTCCGAACAAGTGCATCGCCACGCTTTGCGCCGTTGCCCTTCCGACCATCGGTCTTCTTCATATACTTACGCTCTGGCTTTCGTCTAGGCATAAACGACTTGTTTTATTCTTTCCGCCACAGCTGCAACAACATCTACAGTTACTGCATTTCCACACATCTTGTAACGCTGTGTATCGCTTATCATTCCTTCAGTACCTTGCTTAGTCCAATCATCAGGAAAGCCTTGTAAGCGTTCACATTCGATTGGTGTTAGTCTTCTTATCATATTTTCTGTTTTTACCCCATTTGGATTTGCCGACCTAATAGTAAAAGCATCTTGATTATCTTTTCCTATCATTGTTCCATTTTTATAAGCAAATGTTTTTTTAGACTGTCCTATTTGTACGGGGTTTACTACCGCTTGATTACAGGCTGTATCTAAAGTCTGAGCCACACCTTTACCAACTCTACCCCTTCTAGTCTTTGAAGTAGGTACGGAATAATTTATACTATCACCTTCTTCAGCTACCTCATATCCTCTTGAAGTTGCTGAGTTTACTCTTATTTCTTGTGCATCGAGTTTACGTTCAATAACGTAGCTTCCGTTTCCGTCTGCTCCGTATCTTGTTGTGAGCGTACAGGTATTTCCTTGTTGTCCCGGTAACTCATTAGTCTGTTTACTACTTTCTCTGATAGGAAATATTTGTCCTCCACTTCCGTCTCCAATATATCCGACAAGGTAGATTCTCTCTCTATTTTGGGGTAGAAACCACTTTGTATTAAGCAGTTGCCATTCGAGTCTATAACCCCCAATGTTGGCAAACGCTTGCAGGATTGCCGCAAAGTCTTGGCGATTGTTTGAGGAGAATGTTCCTTTAACATTTTCCCAGACAAAAACACGAGGTCTCTTTTCTCTGATGAGTCTAATTGCTTCACTGATAAGGCTACTTCGCTCGCCCCCAAGCCCTTTACGTTTTCCAGCAAGGCTGAAGTCTTGACAAGGACTTCCGAAAGTGATAAGGTCGATGTCGGGGAGGTCTCCTCCACGAACATCTGTAACTGATCCGACATAATTACTATCTTTAAATTTATCTTTGTACACTTGTATTGCGTACTTATCTATCTCACTAAAGTAAGAGTTAATCTTGAATCCTGCACGCTCGAATCCTAAATGGAATCCACCTATGCCTGAGAATAAGTCTAAGTGGTTAATTTCTACTTCCTTCATATATTCTATCGTATAATTCCCATATAGCATCATACCATTCAGTTTTGCTATATATCTTTTCTCCCAGTTTAGTCTGACCCTTATACTCTATTTCTATACGGTAATCCAATCCTTCAGGGATTGGATATATCTTATAGCCTTTATTGAAACAGTAACTTTGAGCTTCCATATTCCTAGAAGCTTCCAGTCGTTTCATAAGAGCCGATAATTTCCGTTTTTTGGTTCCTCGGTTCAATTGCAAATCCTTTTAAC